ACACTTCTCTGTGGAATTCTGGTGTCGAGTCCGATAAAGAAATTGCTCGTAAGCAAAAGAGAAAATTGCAATATTACTCAAATATCTATGTTGTAAGTGATTCTAAACACCCAGAAAACGAAGGTAAAGTTTTCTTGTTTAGATATGGTAAGAAAATCTTTGATAAGATTATGGCTGCCATGCAACCAGAATTTGAAGATGAAACGCCAATTAATCCTTTTGACTTCTGGCAAGGTGCGAACTTTAAATTGAAAATCCGTAAGGTTGATGGTTTCTGGAACTATGATAAATCAGAGTTCGAGGCAGTATCACCATTATCAGATGATGATAAAACAATTGAGAGAATTTGGGGCGAACAGTATCCTCTAGCTGATTTCACAGCTCCAAGTAACTTCAAATCATATAATGAATTGAAGACTCGTCTTGACACTGTTCTTTCTGGAAAAACTACTGTAGGTAATGTAACTGAATCAATCGAAGATGAACCAGTTGCAACTCCTAAAGTGGATACAAAACCAGTTGAGAAAGTGGAAAAAGATGACACTATGGATTATTTCAATAAGTTAGCAAACGCTTAAATTTGAAATGTTTAGAGGGGGGTGGAAACGCCCCTCTCTACAATAAACGAATATGTGAGGAGTTTATATAATGGTTAAAGAAATAGATGTTGGCGCTTCCCAAATGGGAATAGAGGTATTAACCAATAAAGGTTCTAAAGACAATCCCACCAAATCCGTAGAACTTCAAAAAGCACCAGATAAACCTTACACCATAGAAGATCATAGTAAAATGTTTGAAGCAATGGGTAATCCAGAGAAAGCTGCTGAATTAAAGGCAGCTGCAAAAGATGCTTTAACTAAGGAAGGAAAAAAAGTGCAAAAAGATAATGACGAAGAAAAATATAATCTAATACCTAGAAAAGAATATATTAATGCAGCCAATGATGCAGCTGAAGATGAAAAGAAAAGGCAAGAAAAAGAAGAACGCAGAAAAAAATCTAGAGAACTTGCTGAGGAATATAATAAAAAACAAGAAGCTGGTGAAGATGTTTCAGAATTTGAGGGTGAAGAACCAGATAAAAATCCAGGCGGTTTAGAAATTGCAATGCGTCCTAAACTTGCAGTAAATGTAATGAGGGTGCAATTTCCACTTAATGTAATAGATGAATTTAATACACATATTGATGATGTGGTTATTCCAGCAAATGTAGATGCTGGTGGTGGATTAGTCGGACAAATTAGACAAGATAAAAGGTCTGGACAACTTACAGTTGACCATAATGATGATGGTGTTGGAAAACAATTATCAGATGTTATATTAAGACTTGGAAAAGAATATATGACTAGGGTTACAGGAATGGAATCTGAAACATCAATGGAAACAATGTGGACTATTCATAGTTATGAGGGTGATTATAATCCAGTACATGACCACGGCACAAGAACTCCAATGGGATTATCTTGTATAATGTATTTAAAAGTTCCACCACAAATAGCAGAACTTGGAAATCCTTCTGAAGAATTTGAAGGGTTAAATTATTCTTCTGGTGCTGTTGATGGGTTTACTTATTTAACTTGGGGTGTTAATGGTATGAGAGATATTAATATACTTCGACCAATAACAGAAGAATATATTAAGCCTGATGTTGGATTGTTGTTAATGTTTCCATCATGGTTAAGACATGGAGTAATGCCGTTCTTTGGCGAAGGAGAAAGAAGAACTTTTTCTGCAAATCTTAATGTAACACCTAAGAAAAAAATAACTGGCGATTATTACAGAAAACATACACCAAAGG